TTGTTTTTGTTTAAGAACCTCTTAACAAAATTAGAAATATCGCTTTGTGTATCTTTTACTTCATTCGCGTTCTTAACGTTATATCTATACCTTTTATCTCCTACCTTATATTCAAAACCTTTGAAGTCTTTGTCGAAAACCTGGTTAGTTCTGTTATTGAACGTTTCTTTTTGCTTTTCAGCAATTTTTTTATCCTCATTATATCTATTAAAGAAATCTACAGCTTTTTGTTGTTCTGGTAATAATTTAGACCCAGCTTTAATTTCCTCATAGTATTGAGTTTTCATGCTATTTAAGTGGTTTTTAGCATTTGCTAATTCCTCTTTTCTAGCTAATTTTTTTCTTTTAATATCTTTTTCGTCATCTTCTTCTTCATCATATGCAAAATTATCTTCTATAAGAAAATTAATTTCACCCTGGTCAAGATGAGGTTTAGTCACATTGTAATACTCACTTAATAATTGTGCTTCATTTAATTTATCAACATCTTGATTAAGCTTTACATAGTCTTCTAAGCTACCACCTGTTTCATCCATAAAGTTTATAACTTTCTGAATATCATCAGGAATTTTAGCGCCTGTTTCTTTAGCTTCTTCAACTGCGTCAACAATTTCTTCTGCCAAATCTTCAGCCTCCTCTTGTATTTCTTCTTCACTAATTTCTTCTAATACAGGTGGTTCAGTATTTTCTACTGGAGTTTCTTCAGTGATTTCTTTTTCTTCTACCACTTTTTCTGCAACTTCTTTTACAACCTCTTCTTTTTTAGAATCCTTAGTTTCTTTTACTTTTTCTTCTTTAGGCACTAAATTAGTAAAATCAATTTTGTGCACACCGTCTTCTTTTACGGTTACTTCAGGAACTAATTCCTTTTCAGTCGAAGGTTCGGTTTTAGTTTCTTTAACTTCTTCCACTACTTCTTCGACTACTTTTTCTGCTTTTTTAGCCATAATATAATATTATATAATTAAACAATTAGTTTTACATAGGCTCAAACGAACCTAAGTCAAATCCACCACCCATTATGTCGTTACCAGATGACTCAAAATTTTGGGGTGGAGAGTCATTCTGTCTTTGAGCTATCAACTCACTTTGTTGAGTAGCTTGTATTTTTGTTCTATCGTCTTTACGATCTTCTTTGTATTTTTCTTTATCCTTAGCACCATCAGTCTCAATACCTTTTAACTGCATATTAAAATCAAACTCTAAAGTCATAAGATCTTTCTTAAGCATTGCCTCTTCTTTCATTTGCTTAGATTTAATATCGCCTTTTAATTGTTCTAATGCGCTTTCTATTTGAATCAAGGCTTGCTTCTTTTCAACCTCGGCTTGAGCTGCAACTTGTTGAGCCTCTGCGTTTGCTTGTGCTTGAGCTTTTATATTTTCTTGTTGCATTTGATGCTCTCTTTCTTGCTTTTTCTTACGCCTTACTTTTAAAAGTTGATTTGCAAGTTTTATATTTTTAATTTCTCTTAAATCAATAGCGTCTTCTAAATCAATTAATCCGCCTGCAACTGCCGCTTGTATATTGTTTTCAAGCATTTGTTTTTGTTCTTCATCTGGAGCCATTTCAATAAATATACCAAAATCATATAAATGTAACTCAGACATTTCTTTCAATGTAGCAACATTGTGATTACCTATCTTTTGAATAAACGCTTCTGCTGTAGGTGAATATTCTAGTATATCTGATATTCTAAGCGATAACCCTTCCGCTAATTCTTGAGTAATAAATACACCAGCATTTAATATATGTCTAGTAGCTGTATTAGAGTTTGCTGCAGCTAGCTTTTGAACCCCTACCAATGCTCTTGAATCTGGTGTACTACCATCTCTTGCTTCATTTAATCCGGTCACGTCTCTTATCATTTGTAAATAATAATTATAGTTACCTATTAAACTTTGCATTTTAGCACCACCAGAATTACTTTGTATTTCTTGTATAGGAATTTTACCTGGATTCATATCGCCATCGCTAGTAAAAGACCTACCAATTATAGAACCTGTTTGGAAAAACATATTTAATGCTTCCTGTGGATTATAATTAGTTCCATTACCTAAATCAATTTCAGCAAGGCCATCAGCATCTAAATAAATACCATCTGGTACCATTCTTGATAATACTTGTTGTAGTTTTAAATGAGTCAACTGAATCATATCAGCAAAACCAGTAATACGCTTAACTAAAGAATCAATTTTGCCTTTGTACATTCTAGGAGCACAAATAGCGTAATTCATTTTGACCTTAGTGTAATCACTTTTAGGCCTCATCATATTTTTAGCTAACTCCCATTTTAATAAATGTTTTGTACCTAAAATTAAAACACCTTCATATAATACTTCTAATGATCTGGATATTTTTCCAAATTCACCAGTCATTTCTTCTACAGGTGGATCAAATTGGTCATCTCTTAATATTATTTTAGAGGCACCACTAGATGTTTCTTTAACTTTATAAACCTCATTCATATAAGTTTTATAATTAAAATATAAAACCTGAACTTGATTTTTATCTTGGTAATAAGCGGTATCAAATCTATTATTTGAATATCCATTATTGTGAAGACTTTGGCTTGAAATATCCTTTAAGTCTTCTTCTGTTAAATGTGGAAATTCTTTTTTAAGTTCATTTATAGGTATTGTTTTTACCTCACCTACATAATAAACATCTGCAAAATATGGGTCTTCTGTATAAGAATAAACCATATTAGCAGGATCTACGTAATCAACTTTTACTCCTTCAGATTCTGTAAAAGTATTTTTAACAGATCCAATGCCTAACGTTGTTATATCGTATGTAACTCTTCTTTTAGTTAAATCATATTTATTACCTTCTAATAATACATTAATAGCTTGTTCTTCAGCAAGCTCCACGCTTTGCTTATAACTAAGCTGCATGTGAAGGTCTAATTCTTCTTGACTATCAGGTAATTTTTCTGGAGGGTTTTCAAATAAGTTTATACCAAATGCTTCTTGTGCAAATTTACTAAGCTCTTGCGTTTCCATATCCCTTAGTATAGATTCCATGTATTTGGTTCTTTTACTAACTCCGTATGGATCTTGTGAATATGCCTTTACATCAAAAGTTCTTTCTGATATACCATTAACCACTATATCAACAAATTTAGGTATAATAGGAACAGGATTCCAATCTAAATTAAGATATGACAAATCACCATTAATAGATAATTCATCTTTATATTTTTGTATTGGTTGCTCCCCTCTTGCATATAGTCTTAATCTATTGAATTCTGTTTGGTTATTTCTATATCTTAAATTAGAATTATCTCTATCAAACCACTCATTCTCTATAGCTTTAGCAACCTTAAGCCCATACTCTGCGCTTATTTTTTCTTGGTCACTTACTACCTGACTAGGGAAAAATCCTTTTACAACTGACTCAGCCATATTATTTTTCTATTAGTTTTGAGCGCATACCTTGTTGTTTATACTTAGCTATGCTTATATTTAGTTTCTCTTTCTTAATTGTGGGATTAGGTTTATATAGATGCCTATTACATGCCATAATTGCTAATCCCGAGCTTATTGCGGCATCAAATTTTGTTCTATTATTTATATCAAATCTAGCCCAATCTTGTAATGTTCTTTGGAAATATACATCTCCAAAACTATTATCTTCTTTTATACCAACATTATTTTGTATATACATTTCAATTGCAGCTGCGTGTGCTTGTTTAACATCTTCACTTGAATTAGGTATACCGCCAACTTCTTTTTCTGCTGTAGATAATTTATTCCAAACTTTATCGGGTCTATTCATTGAATAACCCCTATACCCTCTTCTTCTTAAATAATATAATAACCTTGGTTTATTATTTTCGCATAATATTGGCATGCCGTAAAATACTAATGCCATTAATACATCTTCAAAAAATATTTCCGCTGTTTGTGGTCTAGCCACATATTCTAAAAAGAAATGATTTGGTGGATGATTTTCCATAGAAAATTTTGTTAATCCATGCAAAGCCCCCTTAGATCCTTTGCCGTCTGTAGTTCCAGATATATCATAACTATCACATCCAAACGCACCCATATGTTCATTTCCAGGATACTTCATACCGTTTTTAGTGATATACTTATTTTGTATACTTACATCAGGTACCCAGCTTACTTTAAACCTACCTTTTGGATTAGGGTAAAATATAACAGACGAATCTTTTATACCATTAACCCATTGGAAACTACCAGTGGTAATTTTAGAATTATTATTTAAATCTTCATTAAAATCTATTTGCTCGTATATTTTTGCTAAATTAAATATACTATTTTGGGTTTCATCTCTGAAAGCGTGTTCTTCAGTTCTTGGGAATTGTCTATAAAACTCATTTAAAGCATCCCCATCGTGTTTTAATCCCTCAACCTCATTTGTCCAGTGTTCAAGAATTCCTATGTCTATATAATCCCCATAAGGCCCCTTTGTCTCTTCCTCGGGTGTGTCGAATACAGGTAGGCCATAAGAATCAATGAATCCTTCGTAGTTCCATTCCATAGGTATGAACAAAGAATATAGTCCTGAGCTAGTCTGTCCATTGCGGTTTCTTTTTGTAACATCTGAATTATTATATAATTTTTTGAAGTTATCACCACCTTTATCTAAGGCGTTAGAAGTAGAACCCATCATACACTTACCAATAATCCTACTACCAAGTCTTAATGTGGTTTTAGTGACCCTCCAGTTATTTAAAATATTATTGGGTCTTTCCCATTTACCACTCTCATCATGTACTAATAGTTTTAATTTTTCACCATCATAACTATTATCACCAGTATTTTTCCAGTCAATTGTTGTATCTAAACCTTGCAAATCTTCTTGATGATCTGTGGACTGTATACTTCTTCTAGTTAATTTACTAGCTGGTACTCTATATGCTAATTCCGTTTTAGGTCGATCCATACCATCTTGAATCGGTTTAAAAAAGAATGGATAGTTAACTGAAATTGGTACAACCTTATCAGTAAACATCTTTTTTGCATCTGGTCCAGTTTTAGATAATATTCCATATCTTGCGTCACTAGATATTGTTGCTAAATTAACAACTTCGCCTGAAGCCATAAAAGAAAATCCAGAACGTCTATTTTTAAGATAACACATTCCATAACATCTCTTATCTGCCTTACATGCTTCCCAGAATAAATAGAATAGTCTATTTGCTTCTCTAAAATCTGGTTTACCTACATCAATCTTAGACCATTGTAAGTACATATAATGTGTGCCTGTTATATAAGTTGCAACCCCTTTGTTGTAATACCAAAATCCATCATCTCTTTTTTGAAATTCATTTTCAATATAATCTATATACTGTTTTTTGAAATCATCAGGATATTGTTTCCAATCAAATATGGTTTTTATTCTTTGTAATTGCTTAGGATATTCACTTACTTCCCAAGCGTCACTTTCAAATTTATGTATTTTTTTAGGGGCTTTTGGCAAAGCTATTCTAAGATTCTGTATCTCATATATCTCGCCTATCATCCCAGACTTACTTATAACAACGACATCATGCTCTTTGTTATAGCCATATTCCCATTTCTTAGCCTTATTAAGTCTTTTAATAGTATTTATCCTAATAGGCTCTATAACCTTATATAAAGTTTGTTGGTACATTATCTAGACCTTCTTTCTGCAAACCCTCCAAAAGATGTTTTCTCAACCTCTTCCTTGGGTTTATTATTAAGCATGTCTTCTTCTTCTTGTATCCTATTCAATATTTCAAATGCATCAAATATTGCTAACTTTTTAGTGGCAGCGGCATTCTTTAATCTATCAGCTGATATATCATCATTTGAATCAACAATGGGTTCTTTAGCAACTTTTATTAATTCATCTACCGCTTTATGCCCAGCTTGGATTATATTTTTTTTCGTTTCCTTGATATTCATATTTAATTGTAATAAAGTGTGTTGGTATTCTATATAATCTTTTGCCTTCAATTATAAATTCATATTCGCAATTAGGTCTAAACCCAATTAAAGAATTTATATATATATCTTTTTCATGCAAATCAGGGTCTACATATTTTATAATACCCATTAATGGTGTTTCTTTTTGAGTAGAAAACATATCATTATTTTCTAAAGGGTGTACAAAATTATATCCTTTAACTGGACTCCATTTACCATCTCTTTTATATGCAAATATTTGCTCAGATGTTACAAAGTACATATCTTCTTTGTAAAAAGATTTTGAATTTTTTTCTTTACCCCTTATATCATGCCACCTTCTAAATACATTATGATGAACAATTACTTCGTCACCCTGCCTTATCTCAGTACAACCAACTGTTGGGGTTTCTAATACTATTGCATTTCTACTAACATTTTGATGTGTAAATATCTCTGTATTTAATATAAGATTTGTACCGTCAATGTCTTTAGTATTATTGTATCTGGTGTTTTTTGGTTTAATTATAAAATTGGTTACACTGCGCATTAGTAGTCTAAATTATATTCTACTGATATAGCCATATTTTTATTAAAATCTTTCCAAGGTATAATATCATTATTCTTTTTTATAAATATAGAATATTTATCTTTTTCTTCTAATATAGCTTCTATTGTATGTCCACCGTAAACCTCTTGTCCTACAGAATAGTGCATAGAGTCATTTTTATAATCTTTCCCTATACTAATCTTCCTTACTAGGCTCATCTTCTATTTCTGTTATAGTGCCATCACTAATATTAACATTTACTTTACCGTACTTTTCTTCAAGTTCCTTATGCGCCTCGCCAAATTCAGTTCTTTCAATTTCTACAATTTGATGTAATACTTTATGCTTTGCATTTTCAATATTACCAAGCTCTAATTTTAAATTATTTAATTTACCAATAATACTTTGTAAATTTTCTAATTCTTTTTTAGTTATTTTTTTTGCCATTTTATTTAATTTTAATTGATTAATTTCTATATATATTATTACTTATTTACTTTAATTTATAAGTATTACCAAGGTTTAGCCACCATTGTGGATGTTGGGTTTTGTTTCAAAGCTATAATTGCATCTATTTTAGCTTTTAAATCAGCTACTGTAAGATTAGCTTCTAACCAACCCTCAACATCAGATTTAGATAAACTAGCATAAGCAGTCCAATCGCTAAGATCACTTGTTTGTATTGATACTGATCCAGAAACTATACCTTGAGTATTATCTGAATCATCAACACCTATGTAATTATAAGGTATTGCTTTTACTACATTTACTTTACTTCCTACTTTTGGGATACATTTTAATTGTGTTACGTCCCAACTATACGTTATTGCCATAATTTTATTTATTTATTTATTTATTTATTTAACATGTTGAGCTAGAATCTACTTCTTCATCTTCAACTACTATGTGATAATAGTCCCCACTAAGACTGTGCGGTCCAACTTTATAATTACCATCACTTAAAGGGCTGCTTCCTCCAGAATCTGAATAAACAGTAGAACCCACCGCGGGAATACCTGAGGACACGCTAGTGGAGTAATAAGTTTGATTAATAAACCCACTCCCAAGCCCACAAGGATTTTTACCCTGCATTGTGGAGCTCATAAAACTAGTTAATGATGAAGCATCTTTATCATAACTATAAAAGCTATTAAAAGTAACAGGTGTTGTGCTTGGTGGATAAGAGGAACTACTAGTATTTATTGATGGATAGGATTGTCCTGACCCATATGAATTTCCACCTGCAACTAAATCCCTAACAGATATAGGGTTTGTAATTGACCCTGTTCCCCATGTACCATATGCACATTCCTGGGCCATATCTAATAAGCTTAATGCCCCACTACTTGGTACTGCCATTTTTTACTTGTTTTTTAAGTTCTTCAACTTCAGCTTTTAAATCTTTAATAGCTTCAATTAAATATCCTGTTAAGTTACCATATGATACACCTAATGTATCATTTGTTTCAGTAACTAATTCTGGAGCTACTTCTTGCATTTCTTGTGCTATAACTCCAGCACCTGGATTGTCAGTATCTATTCTAGTAAAACTAACACCACGCATGTCATACACTTTAGAGCCATCTAAAGTTTTAATATCTTTCTTTAATTTTCTGTCAGAGAATGCTACAACATCATTATTAAATGTTGCTTTACCAGCTTCCGACATATCTACTGTTAGGGCCGTAATAGCGGACATTCCATCCTCCCCTTTAAGAATAAAGTCACAATCAGAATTTACAATGTCTATTGTAAAGTGGCCTCTAGCAACATCTAATTGAGGGGTTGAATCGCAGTTAAATGTAAATGCTGTGGTACCAGAGTCCTGCATATATATTTGGTCGCCCGCCGCATCTAATGTAATATCACCGCTGCAATCTATTTTAAAGTTACCAGTAACATCCATTTCTGGAGTGGAATCTAAATTAAATACAATACGCTCTGAGCCCCCATCTTTAAATCTAATTTGATCACCTGCAGCATCAAGTATAATATCACCCGTATTGGTATCAAAATACCAATTAGAACCGTCATGTAATATAGATGCGTCCCCATCAGAACTTGCTCCAGTACCAAAATGACACCCTACACTGTCTAGGAAGCTTGCTTTTACAGAAAATTTAACACTATCGCCACCGGTTGGAGCGTGCTGAAGCCTAGCAAACTCAGTATCTCCACCTGCGCTTAATATTAAATCATCAGCAGGTATTATTGTAACATCGCCGGTACCGTCTATTGTAAAGTCACCAGTGACATCTAATTCAGGTGTTGAATCTACATTTAAAGTAACAATTGTTGAACCCGCGTGCTTAAAGTTTATTTGCTCACCATCAGCATCTAAATTAATATCTCCCGGAGCATCAATAGTAAAGTTACCAGTACCGCTTTCTGAAAGAACAACGTCATTACTACCATCAGAGGTAATAGACATATCACCTACAATTTCTAATCTATCTGCACTTTCATCCCACAGCATATATTTACCAGTGGTAGCACCAAAGAATTTAACGTCATAACCAGTATCGTCTGCACCTACAGTAATTGTACTATTTGCTTGAAGAGCAACTGAAGTTATTATACTAGTAGCACCACCGTCAATAGTCATAGCGGTATCATTACTTTTAAATCTAAAGATCATGTCATCAGAACCAGTAACATCTAAATATAGATTACCAGTCCCGTTTGTTATATAACTATTTGTAGCGTCATGATATATTTGTAAATCTTGTGAAGCACCAAACTTTATTTTTCCACCATTTCCATCAATTGCCATTAATAAATCTTTATTAACAACTAAAGATTCAATCCCCCCATCTAATCTAAAATATTCAGTATTACCACCACTACCATCATCACAATAAAATCCTATATCGCCATCATCAGTGCTATTTGTTATATTTAAATTACCTGTGGCATTTACAATTTCTGTATTTGTGCCGTTATGTTGTATATACGCATCTAATCCAGTACCAAATCTTGCTTTTATACTATCATTGAATCTAATATCTTTACCGGCAAGAGTATATCCAAGGTTACCATCTATAGTTAAGTAATTTGCAACTCCACCAGAGCCATCATCACCTTGAATATATATTTGTTGGTCATCAGCTTCGCTTCTAATATATAAATCTCCCGCTACAGCTTTAATATAAGAACTCTCTGTTCCGTCATGATATATTTCTAAATCTGGAGTTGTTATATTTCCAAGAGTTAATTTTACATTATCTTCAAGTTGTACTCTTTTATAAAATCTATTTAATTCACTATTACCATCTATTACTAAATAAGATGTAGTGCCTCCAGAACCATCGTCATTTCTAATATCAATATAACCATTGTCTGCTTGCTGTAGAAAATACCAAGTATCTGTTCCATTATGATAAGTTGACGCATCACTTGAACTCCCAAATATCGCATGAACACTATCCATGTGTTTGGTAGATACGGGAAATTCTGTAATTGATTGTGAACCATCTACTTTTATATAAGTAGTATCACCACCACTACCATCATCAGCTTGAATATATATAATTCCATCATCTGTTTGATTTCTGAGATATAAATTTCCAGTTTGATTAGATATTAATGAATGAGAGCCATTATGGTACAATTGTAAATCTCCGCCAGATGCACTACCTATTTTAAGTGTAACGCTATCTAAAAGATGTGGGGGTTTTGAAAAATCAATATCTTCATTACCACCATCTAATTTAAAATAAGTTGCATCACCGCCGCTCCCATCGTCGCACTGGAATACCATATCTCCATCATTTGTGCGTTGCATAATATAGAAATCACCACTACCGTTTTCTATATAACTACTTGCTCCCGCACTATGATAAATTTTTAAATCTGAAGACGTACCGAACTGTGCTTGTACATCATCTTGATGCTCTGTATTTTTACTAAAAGTTGTTTGTTCAGCCCCTCCATCAACTTTAAAATATGTTGCTGTCCCACCAGAGCCGTCATCCGATTTAAATATTATATCACCATCATCTGTATTTTGAGTAAAGGTAATATTACCTGTATTATTATTTATAAAGCTGTTTGTACCATTATGACTTAATTGAATATCTCCTCCTGATCCAATTTTTATTTTAACATCATCAATAACTTTTATTTCTTTAGAAAACTGTACTTGTTCATTACCTCCATCAACTCTAAAATATTCAGTAACACCACCAGAACCATCATCAGAATTAAATGTAATGTCAGTATTGTCATCGTTGGTTTGTAGAACTAAATCACCATTGTTTGCCTGAATTTTACTGTCAGTTCCGTCATGGAAAATATATAAATCGTTATTATCACCTATCCTTAAATACGAGTTATCTGTTAATATTAAACTGTCTTGACTTTCGTCCCATAACATATAACTGCCAGCTGTTGCGCCAAAAAACTTTACATCATAACCTGTATCATCAACACCTACGGTTACAGCACCCCCAAAAGTTGAAGCACCACTTGCTACTGCAAATGTAGCCCCATTATATATTGTAACGTTTCTACCACTATCCCCTATAAATGTATGATCTGTTGCTGGCGTTGCACCACCAATATATAAATTATCTGCAGCCCCAAAATGACCAGCTCCAGTCATATATATATTACCTGCAAAAGTAGAATTACCACTAGCAATACTAATTACAGATCCAGAACTATTATCACCAATAGTAGTTGCAGATCCACTGTGAGTTAATATAGAGTTTCCACCCCACATTAACATCTCACCATCTGTCATATTAATATCTTGTGACAAGGTTACTAAGCCTGATACAGTAAGTGTACCGGTAACAGATTGATTGCAAATTACATTTGACATTTATTTTATTTTATTGGTCTATCCACACGGTCTCATGTTGACAGAATACGTGTCATCAGTTATATTTCCGTTGAATAAAATTGTTAAAGTAGTACCATCAGTTGCTCTAGTTACACATGGGAATACAGTTGAAAAGTCACTTTGAAGCATTACTTCTACCATTACTTTTCTTGAATCCATTGAACCAAAGTTTGACATTGTAATTACATATGTTGTTGTACCAGCGCCAGCATCATAAGTTCTAGCTATACCAGATGTATCATCATCTAAATGTTCGTTACCATATCCTTTTGCAGCATTAGAAAGCATTGAAGGTTCAACTGCTCCAGCTTGAATAGTTGCAGCTGCCGTAACATTACCACTACCATCAAAACTTGGAGATGTCCAAACAACATCACCAGTCATACCTATTGTTCTACCTGTATCTAAAGCTGTTGCTGTATCAGCATTACCAGTTACATTACCAGTTAAAGGACCAGCAAAAGCATCTGAAGTTACGGTACCATCAAAATACGCATCTTTAAATTCTAATGAAGATGTACCTAAATCTATTTGATTATTAGTTACAGGATATAATGCTGAAGCGGTTAATGTTAACCTAGCTGCATTGTCTACTTTGAAATCAATTTCATTTGCTGTTCCAAAATCAATAGCAGTTTGAGAATCTTCTCCTAATATTAAATCTGTAGCATAAATTGAAGTTATTCCTGTTTGGGCAGCTGTTACCGCTACATCATTAGCGTTAACCGTGATACCTGTTCCAGCACCAACAGCTAATGTTCTAGTGGCTGTAATATCACCACCACCTGTTAAACCATTACCAGCTGTTATATCAACACTTGAGTGATTTATATGTTCATTGGCAACAAAATTAGCTAAAGAGTCGTGATCAATAGTCCCCTGTGTCGCTGTTGATACAGTACCTTCTAAATTAGCTACTACTGTACCAGTTGTTTCAATATCAGCTGTATTGCCAGGTTCTGTTGTTGTAAGACCAAAATACCATTTAGGTGTAGATATACCAGTACTAGCATCATAATAGTTTACAGCATATTTAGTACCAGAAGAAACTATTTTACCATACCATCCAATATCAACCGAGTTGGCTGAATTGTCTTTAGCCATTTTAAACATATTGTCTCCAATAGCCACTGTTGTTGAATCAATAGTTGTTGATGTACCATTTACTGTTAAATCACCAGATACTGTTAAATTATCTGCTACAGTCGTTTCAGAAGTTGAATGACCTATTGTAATTGCAGTACCGCTTATGCCTGTACCAATAGAAACTGATTCACTTGAATTTGCGGTATCTATTATTAAATAAGCATCAGTACCTTGTTTAATTTCAAGAGCTGTTGCTGAATTATCAGTTAACAATATATCAATATCAGTATTATCAGCCGCAATAGCGTCTAAATTTATTTGTCCAACATTTGTTATATTACCATCTGATACGCTTAAGCTATCAACTGTTGCAGCACCTGTATTAAATGTACTACTGCCATTATCTATATTACCAAAGCCAGAAGTAATTGATCCAGAATCTAATGCGCCCGTAGTTACTATAGAAGAACTACCAGCTATAGGTGAATATAAAGAGCCTAATGCTGTGCCACCTAATGTTATTGCGTCCGCTTCTAATGTACCATCAATATCAGCATCCCCAGATATATCTAGTGATGTTGCGTCAACTTCACCAGCGACTGTTAATACACCACTAGCAACGGTCATTAAATCTGTATCACCAGTATGACCAATTGTACTACCATTTATAATAACATTATCAACTGTAAGTGTGGTTAATGTTCCAAGTGATGTAATATTTGGCTGTGTTGCTTGAGTTGTTGCTGTATTCGGCGCTAACCCTGCAATTGTAGCCACTGTGTCCGCTTGACCTGTTAATGCTCCTACAAATCCAGTTGCAGTTACTTTACCGTCTGACGGATTATATGTTAAAGTGCCATCTGATTCTAAACCAAGATTTCCACCAGTTACAGCACCACCGGCTGTAAACACAATAGCGTTAGATTCATCTGTACTTTCATTATCTGTAATTGTTACTGTAGTTGCTACAGCCGCAGTTGTTGCATTTGTTACAGTTATACCAGCTATATATGTATTTAATGCTGTTCCAGCAACCGTATAGGCGTCAGCCTCCATAGTTCCATCAATATCAGCATTACCTGAAATATCTAAAGAAGCACCATCAATTTCTCCAGTTACTGTAATACTATCAACATAAGCATCTTTCCATCTTATTGAAGAAGAACCTAAATCAACATCGCTATCAGATTGAGGGCC